CCAACGCACATTTTAAAACTTACAACTATGCCAAACAAATTAAAAACACCACAGGAAAAACATTTAGAACTATTAGCTGCCCGTCAAAAGAAATACGCCAATGAATCATTGGGTATGGGTTGGTTCTTTGCTATTATTGCCGGCGCTTTATTGTTAACTGCTATAATTGAAAACCTATAATATGCCATATTCAACTTGCTGCGGCGCACATACCAATTTTCCTGAAATTGACATTTGCCCTGATTGCTTAGAGCATTGCGATTGGGAAGAAGAAGACGAAGACGAAATTGCACAGGACGAACAGACAGAAAACCAAATTGACCAAGATAAAATTGACCAAAATGCCTAATTACTACGAACTAAAACAGACTACTTTAATGGAATTGGAAATTGAAGGTTTAATTGAAAAGATTAAACAACTTGAAATAAGTTTAGGAATTAAAGAATTGGAAGTTAAACAATTAAAAATGCGTATATTAGCATTGGCAGATATTAACCAATAATACTTTATGATAACAAATTTTGAATACCTTACAAGGGAAATGACTGACGAAGAAAAGAAGTTAGTGCCAATTCTGATAAAAGGATTTAGCACAAAGACAAAAGACAACCCAATTAAAGCGCCTGAAATTGTACAGTCAATCAATAGCAAACGTGAAACATTGGGTTTAAAACTAAACTTTTCTGAAGTTAGGTTGCGAAAAATAGTTAACTTTATAAGGGCAGAAGGGATATTGCCGTTAATAGCAACGTCAAACGGTTACTATTGCAGCAATGACAAAGAAGAAATAAAGAATCAAATTGAAAGCTTAACGCAGCGCGCTGAAGCAATAATGTCAAGCGCTAACGGGTTAAATAAATTTTTATGATAATAGTTTTATCAATAATATGTTGGGAATGTACTAAATTTATATTCTATAAACTTATAAATAAATAACTTATGAAGGAATTAATTGAACTTCGCGATTGGGTTGACCAACAATGCAAAACAGGTCAGCCGTTTACCTGCGCAGACGTTTTAAATAAGATTGACGAAATGTGCGAAACTGACGACGATATTGATAATCTTTTATTAACTTCGTGCTATGAAATGGAATAATTTAACCCTTTGGCAGTACCAACAATTGATGCCTATTTTAACCAACCCTGAAAAGGATTGGACAGAATTGGACAAAGAAGTTAAGCAATTAGCGGTAATTAGCGGACTGACTGAATATCAGATTGACAGTTTAAGCATTGAAACATTAAAGGAAATGCGCCAAGACTTGGCATTTTTAGACGAACCGATTGAAGGCAAACCGGTTGACTTTATTGTTGTAAATGGCAGACGATACAGAATGAATTATGATATTAAGAATATGCCGGCGGCACGATATATTGAAAGTAAGGTATTCAGCAAAGACACATTGGGAAACCTGCACAAAATAGCTGCGTCAATGGTTATACCGCAAAAGAAGACTTGGTTCGGCAAATGGGTTGACGATAAATATGACGCAAGTAAGCACGAAGACTATGCTGCGGATATGCAGGAAGCTAATTTTATACACGTTTACCATTCGTTGGTTTTTTTTTATCAAGTTTACAGAAATTGGATAGAAGTTTCGCGGGACTATATGAAGGCGGAAATGATGAAAGCGGGAATGACGGCGACGCAAGCGGATTCGGTGGTGTTGCTTTTATGCGAATCTATGGGTGGCATTATACCGCCAAGCTTGTTGCCGAACACGAAAATATTAGAAATTCAGAAGCTTTTGAAATGAAGACTTTGGAGTTTTTGAATACAATGGCGTATTTAAAGTCAAAAAACGCATACGACCGCGAAGAAGCAAAGCGGCAAAGATAGTTGGTTTTATGTTGTGAGTAAATGAAGAAGACCCCGTTATTTAGCGGGGTTTTTCTATTGGCGGTATTTAGGCTTATTTTAGCTATTTATGGGTATGAACGAGGCAAAAGCACAGGCAATTTTTTTAAGGGAAAAGTATTTAAAAGAAATAGGCGACTATTATAATTTGATTGACCCAAGTGAATATCCTATTGCTGAACAAATGTTAATGTATTATGGTAAGGTTTTTAATGATACTGTTCAGGCTAATTTAGATAAAAGTGGTTCAATTGCTTCAGGAAAAATTGGTGATTTGGTTGTACCAAAGATTAATAAGTTTGGTAATAATTACGAAATGCTATTAGGATATGACCCAAAAAACCCTGCTTCAATTTATTATAAATTTGTAAATAAGGGGGTTCGTGGTGCAGGTGGCGAAAATGCAAGACCTAAAAAAGTATCTTCTGATTCACCTTATCAATATAAAACACCTTTTCCAAATAGCAAAATGGCTAAGTCAATTTTGGAATGGTATAAACTTGGAAAGGCAAAAGCTAATACAGATTCCCAAAAAAAAGGATTGAGCAAAACACAAAAGAAAAATAAAAAACTAAAACAGGTTGCAAATAAACCGTTAACATTAATGCAGGTTGCATTTAGAACGGCTGCGGCAATAAAAAGGGACGGTTTAAAAACAACACATTATTTTGACAATTCAATTAAAACAGTATTTAATAAAGACTTTTTTACAATAATGGCGTCTGCTTTTGGTGGTGACGTTCAAATACAAATTAGACAAATAGGAAATAAAATAGAATCAAGCAATGGCAATAACAGTAAATAGTGTACCGGCTACATATCCAAGTATGCACGAAGACCTTTGGTTTGTAGCTTCTTCAACAAATGTAGGGGTTACAAACTTTAAATTTGTGTATGACGTTTATGTTAACGGTACACAGGTAAGTAGAAATAAAGTATTCCCTGCACCAAGTGGCGAAGGTAGTTACGGCGTATTTAACGCATCACCAATGGTGCGCGCATACGTAACCAATTACTTTGAACCTTCAGGAAGCAGCGTATTAGTTGCGTCAAATAACAAAATAAAGGTTGACTATCAAGTGCGTATTGGCGAAGAAGTAAGTGGTGCAGTTGTTGCAAACTTAGCTTCAGGTTCTTATTCTGCATACAACTATTATGCGCCTTTATTTGGGGATATATTCACAGAAAATGGCGACGTACCTTTGGTATTGTCTGACTATTATGACAATTTACTTATTGAAAATTATACAGACGATTGGTTAAGTGACCGCGACAATGGGGATATACCTATTGAATACGGCGACCAATTCTTTATTACATTCTTAAAGATTACAGGCGGTACATATAAACTTTGGGTTCAACCAACAAATGCAAATGGAACTTTGGGGACTGCGGTAAGTGGCGGAATTACAATGACCGGACAATTTAACTTGTTCAATTTTCAAGCTGCGGCAATCAATACTTGGGCGGGTTCAACAATAATAACAGAAAATACATACGGTTACAATGTTTATATTTCACTTGGTGCAGGCACAACAAGGGTATTACGATTCAGGCAAGTATGTAACCCAAAGTACAGACAATATAACCTTCACTTTCTCAATAGACTTGGTGGATATGATACAATGGCATTCAGATTGGTTAACAAAAGAAGAAGCCAATTTGAACGGTCTTCATACAGACGTAACCCTTATCAGTTATCAGGTAGTCAAATGAAGAATATTGATACGTACAACAAATACAATGAAACTACGTACAACTTCGCAATTCAGCATACTGACTATTATATGTTGACTTCAGATTGGGTTAATGACCAAGATTATGCTTGGCTTGCGCAATTAATAGCGTCACCAATTGTTTATATGGAAGTACAGGGTGCATTTTTCCCTGTAACAATTAACAATACAAACTATCAATACAAATATAAAGTTGCTGATAAATTATTTAATTTTGATTTAGAAGTTGAAGTTGGTAAATATTTAAACAGTCAATTCAGATAATGATAAGAACAGAAATTTATATTGAAAATCAATTAGTGGATTTGTTGCAAGATATTGGGACAAACTTTACATATACAATTGACGACGTAAACGACTTCGGAAGTCGCAATACTTCGTTTAGCCGTACAATTTCAATTCCTGCAACGTCAAGAAACAATATAATATTAGGTTTTGCTTTTCAATTAGGTATGGCTTCAGAACACAATATGGAATTGCCTAACGTAAATACAAACTTTACGCCTTCGCAGGCTGCTAAATGTGAAGTATTTATTGATAAAATACAGATATTTAAAGGCGTTATTCGCATACTTGAAATAGTTTCAAATAAGAGTGCAACAGAATATCAATGCGCCGTGTTTGGTGAATTAGGCGGGTTTATTACTGAATTAGGTAACAAGCGTTTAGAAGACTTGGATTTTAGCGAATACAACCATACTTGGAACGTTACTTCAATCCAAAACAGTTGGGATTCAATTACAGGTTCAGGTTACTATTATCCATTGATTGATTACGGTAACGTTTCAAATAATAAAGACGATTTCAGCGTTTCGGCTTTTCGTCCTGCATTATACGCAAAGGAATACATTGAAAAGATATTTGAAGATACTTCGTACAGTTTAAATTGCGACTTTTTTAATACTGATTTCTTTAAAAAATTAATTATTCCAAACAATAGTCAGGGTATTCAGGGTACGAATGACCGCTTTATACTTGCAACTATTGACGCAACTAAAACAATTTTAAATAGTAACACCCCAACCGCACGAAATATAAATGTACCATTTGATACTACGACTTTACTTTATTTTACGGAAAATGGAAGTAAAAGCATATTTACTTATACTGACGGTACAAAGACAGTTAGGGCGTTGGCTTCCATAACGGGGGTATATCAAACAGACGCAGCTTCTTCAATTACCGCTACTTTATACGTTGCAGGTGTTGCAGTTCAAACTTTAACACAAACAACTTTTTCAGCAAATAACCCTTATTCATTCAGTTTTGATTGGACAGGAAATATTGATAATACAAATACAGTTTATATAAATATAAGCGTTCCCGTTACTGCGAATACTTATATTGTAACAATATCAAGTGCAAATTTTAATTTTAGTCAATTAGCTGCGCAATTAGCAACTGTTGCTTATAATGGTACTGTTTCAATAAATAACAATTTACCAAAAGGAATATTCCAAAAAGATTTCTTTTTAAGTATTGTTAAAATGTTTAATATGTACGTTTATCAAGATAACATAAACGACAAACAAATAAATATTGCACCGTACATTGATTTTTATTCTGATGCCGTGACTAATTCTTTAGATTGGTCGCAGAAAATTGATATGGGTTCAACAATGTCAATTAAACCAATGTCCCAATTGAATGCGCGTTATTATGCGTACAGATATTCTGACGATTCTGATTATTATAATGAAAACTACAAAAAGAAATATGGTCAATCATACGGTGATTTTTTATATGATTCACAATTTGATTTTGTAAAAGACACCGCATATTCTCAAATTATATTTGCGCCAACTATATTAACGCAACCAACTTCACACGGACACACTGACAAATATTTTTCAGCTATTTATAAGTTATCTAATTATAATACACAAGAAGACCCAATGGATTCTGTGTTACGTATTTTAATGGCTAAAAAATTAAATATTGCGCACCAATGGCATATTAAAAGCGGAATCAATGGCGCAGGTTCTAATTTAGCTTCATTAACAACTTATGGTTATGCGGGACATTTAGACGACCCAACCAACCCAACTGTTGACTTAAATTTTGGCGCACCAAAGGAATTGCAATTTCCTGCGTCAACCTATCCAACGAATAACTTATTTAATACATATCATTTGCCGTACATTTTAGAAATTACGGATATGGAATCAAAACTATTAACGTGCCGCGCTTACTTAAATGCAATTGATATATATAATTTAGATTTCAGCAAATACATTTGGATAAATGGCGTATTATTTAGACTTAATAAAGTTGAATCATACGACCCTTTGGCATATAGAACAACACAGATTAGTTTACTTAAAGTAATAAAAACGAATTAATGGCAGAAGAAACAATTGGTATAAAAATCACCACAGATGCCGCACAGGCAACCGCAGATGTTCAAAAATTAGACAAAGCATTTACTGAAACAGATAATTCAGTAAAAAGTTTAAGAACACAAATGAAGGAAGCGCAGGCAGCAGTTGGTTTAATGGCTGATAAGTTTGGCGCAACTTCAAAAGAAGCAATTAATGCAGCTAAACACGCAGCAGATTTAAAAGACCGTATTGGTGATGCTAAAGCATTGACAGACGCATTTAACCCTGATGCAAAGTTTAAGGCAGTTGCTTCTTCTTTAGCAGGTGTTGCCGGTGGATTTAGTGCGCTTCAAGGTGCAATGGCATTATTTGGAACTGAAAATAAAGACGTTGAAAAAGCTTTATTAAAGGTAAATGCTGCAATGGCATTGTCGCAAGGTTTACAGGCAGTAGGTGAAAGTATTGATTCATTTAGGCAATTGGGTGCAGTAATTAAAAGTACAACAACATTTCAAGAATTAAATAGTGCAGCAACAAAAACCGCTGCTGCGGTTCAACGTGCTTTTGGAATTTCTGTTGAAACTACTTCAACAGGATTTAAAGTTTTAAAAGGTGCAATTGTTGCAACAGGAATTGGTGCATTGGTTGTTATATTAGGTGAAGTAATAAATAATTTTGACGCAATTTCAGATTGGATAAAGAAAAGTCCATTGGGTGCATTGGCAAAAGGTGTTGGTGAATTAGTAACACAGTTTACAGATTTTATTGGTGTAACAAGTGAAGCAGAACGTAATTTAGATAAACTTTCTATTGCTAATAAACGTGCAAATGAAGATATACAAAACAGAATTAAAGTTTTAAAAGCACAGGGTGGTTCTGAAAAGGAAATATATGATTTAGGTCAACAAAGAGTTGAAAATGAATTAAGCACTTTACGTGAAAGTTTAAAAACAAAAGGTAAATTAACAGATGAAGAAAATAAACAATTTAGAGATTTAAAAACAGAACAATTAATTTTAACTGCTGATTATAATAAAAAAACAGCTGATGCAAATAAAAAAGCAGCTGAAGATGCAAAAAAGAAGCAAGATGAAACAAATAAAAAAATAACAGAAGATACTAAAAAGGCAAATGATTTACTTCTTCAAATGCAAAATGAAAAAGCAATTGCAGAATTAAAAACAGAAGATGAAAAAAATCTTGCTTTATTAGCGCAGCAAGAAAAACAAAAACTTGCTGAAGTTGAATTATTAGAAATTAAAGAAAATTTAAAAGGTGAATTAAAAGCTGCTATTATTGCTGATTTTGATGCAAAAGAAGCTGAATTAAGAACTAAACAAGCTGAAGAAAAAGCTAAAAAAGATGAAGAATCAATAAAAGCTGAAAAAGACTTTAATTTAAAGGTTGCAGAAATTAAAGCAAGCGCAATTAAAGACGATAATGAACGTGCAGAAGCACAAAGATTAGCTAAACTTGCAAAAGATATTTTAGATTTAGAAGCAGACAAAGAATATATTAAAAAGTCTGAAACTGAAAAAGCTGCAATTAAAAAAGATTTGATTGATGCTTCAGAATTAGAAGGTCAAAATTCTAAAAACGAAATAGTTAAAAAAGGTTTAGAAGAAGAATTAAATATATTACAGGCACAACAAAAGACTTTAACAGAAGGTACTGAATTATATACAAAAAATGCCTTAAAAATTGAAGAAGACGCATATAAATTAAAGATTCTTTCAGCAAAAGGAAATACTAAGTTAATTCAAGCTATTAATATTGAACACGAAGCAACACTTAGGGAAATAAATTTAAAATCCTATGTTGCAAAAAAAGAAATTGAAATTGCTAAATATGAATTAGCAGCTAAAATTGGTTCTTTAATGCAACAAATTGCAGGTAAAAATAAGTCGCTTGCAATTGCAGGATTGGTTATTGAACGAGCAGCAGCAGTAGCGCAAATATGGGCGAATAATGCTATTGCAAATGCAAAAGCAGTAGCAACATTTTGGATAACAGGTGGTTTACCTTGGACTGCTATAAATACTGCAACTGCAATTATTAGTACGGCTTCAGTTGTTGCTTCAACTATAAAATCAATACAAGAAATTAATAGTGCAGGTGGTGACCCTGTGCCAATTCCAAGTTTTGGTGATAGTGGAGTACCGCCGGGTGCAGGTGCAGGTGGTGGTGCTTCACCGGGTGCAGGTGGTGGTGCTATACCTGATTTAGGTGGTGGTGGTGGCGGTGGTGGTGCTGCACCTGATTTAGGTGGCGGTGGTGGAAGCACAGGTGGCGGTGGCGGTGGTGGAAATAATGCAATTCGTGCATACGTTGTTGAAAGCGATATTTCAGGTTCACAGAAAAGAGTTCAGCAAATACAAGACCAAGCAAGATTTGAATAAACGATAAATTAAATAAAATAAACTATTTATGGGTATGAATACAGAATTACCAATATATATGTTGGACATAACTGACGACATTGAAGACGATTCACAGGTTGACTTCATTGCATTGGTTGACCGTCCTGCAATACAAAAGAATTGGAACGCATTTAATAAAACACAGAAATTTGAAATTGTTAATGAAGACCGCCGTATTATTTCCGGCGCTATTATGTTGGCTGATACGCCAATTTTTCGTTCTGACGCTACTTATGGCGATTACTACGTTGCTTTTAGTAGGGATACTATTCTTAAAATTGTACAAAAGTTTTTCAAAAAAGGATTCCAAAGCAATGTGAACTTAATGCACGATTCAAGCGCACAGTTTGAAAACGTAACATTATTTGAAAGCTTTATTTCTGACCCTTCACGTGGCATTATGCCAATGAAAGGATTTGAAGATGCGCCTGTTGGTTCTTGGTTTGGTTCAATGATAGTTGACAACGAAGAAGCTTGGCAAAAGGTAAAGAATGGCGAAATAATGGGTTTTAGTGTTGAAGGGTTATTTAATTACAAACCAAAGGAAGTAAACAAGGTTTCTTCAATGGTTGACGAAATTAAAAAAATATTGTCACAGGTTAAGTGATAAACATTTTATTTTTTAACTATATAATAAAAAAAGTATGAACGCACAGGAAGCGATTTTAAAAATCAAAGCTTTGTTTGAAGAAAACAACGCTGCACCTGTTGAAGAAATGAAGGCTGAACCAATTGTTGAAGAAACAAAGGTTGAAATGTCTGAATATTCTTTAATGGACGGAACAAAAGTTGAAATTTCAGCTTTGGAAATTGGCGGTTCAGTTACAATGCCTGACGGTACACCTGCACCCGCAGGCGAACACCAATTGGTTGACGGAACTGTAATGCAATTAGACGAAAACGGTATTATCATTGAACTTTCTTCAAAAGAAGAAGACGTGACACCCGAAGAAGAAGCTGCACCTGCACCTGAAGATATGGGTAAGGAAGCAGACAAAAAAATGCAAGAAATGACCGAAGCATTTGAAGCGCAAATTGCTGAAATAAAAGCAGCAAAAGAAGTTTCAGACGCAAAGGTTTTGGATTTGGAAAATAAGGTTAAGCAAGGATTTGCACAGGTAGCTGAATTAATTGAAGCACTTTCAAGTACACCAAGCGCAGACCCAATTTCAAAGCCAAATTCTTTTAATTCATTTATAAAAACAAATGATATTAAAGAACAAAGATTGGAAAAATATAGAAACGCAATTTTAAACACTAAAAATTAATAACAATGGCATTTGATGTATCAGCATTAGCCGCATATACTGAACAAAACGCAGCACAATTAGTGACGTCTTCAGTATTAGGCGCAAAGACTGCAAACTTGATTAAGAGTGCAGGAAATGTTATGGTTGGCGTAAAAAGCGCTGAAACTATTAACATTATGGACACAGACGCAATATTTCAGGCAGGCGGAAGCTGCGGATTTACTGCTTCAGGTTCAACAACTTTCACACAAAGAACTGTGACTGTTGGAAAAATTAAAGTAAACGAAGCACTTTGTCCAAAAGACTTAGAAGCTAAGTATTTACAAAAAGCATTGCCTACGGGTTCAATGTACGATTCAGTTCCTTTTGAGCAAGAATTTGCTGATAAAAAAGCAAAAACAATTGCTGCACAATTAGAAACTGCAATTTGGCAAGGTGACACTGCAAGTGTTAACGTAAACTTAAACAAGTTTGACGGTTTAGTAAAATTAATCGGTGCTGCTTCGGGTGTTGTAGCTGCAAATGCTTCTACTTATATTAGTGGTGCGCCTTTGAGTTCAATCACTGCTGCAAACGTTATCAGCATTTTTGACGGTGTTTACGCTGCTATTCCTGCGAAAGTTGTAGCTGCTGACGATATGACCATTTTCTGTGGTCAAGATTTGTTCAGAACTTACACTATTGCTTTAAAGAACGCAAACAGTTTCCATTATTCAGTTGACGCTAAGGCAGACGGTGAGTTTGTTTTACCGGGTACAATGATTAAGGTTGTTTCTGTTGGCGGATTGAATGGCACAAACAAAATTTACGCTGCACGTTTAAGCAACTTGTTTATCGGTACAGACTTATTGAACGAAGAAGAAAAGTTTGAAATTTTCTACGCAAAAGAAGCTGACCAAGTACGTTTTGTATCTGAATTCAAAATGGGCGTGAATATTGCATTCCCTGATGAAACAGTGAAATTCATATTGGCTTAATTAATAGGGGGGTGAAATAT